TCATTCCATGGAGTATCTTTAGTTGGATAGTTTGAAGTCGCTTCAATTCCCACCAAATGGCGAAATAATTGTCTCATCACAAATTCAGGAGCTTTAATATTAAGTTGTGTTTGTAAATGTCTAAATGGACTAAAATGTTTATTTTTTGCTAAATATCTAACTAACTTCGCGTCCTTTTCATCCCACACTTCTTTTCTTTTACCAAACGATACTCGAGCAGAATTAACTACTGTTAAATCGTTTCCCATAACACCTTCTACTCTAATATAACCTTTATCTAATACCGTTATTTTCATTTTCTTTTCTCCGTATTTCTGTTGCAGATATTTTACCTACATCCTTTGGTGGAACGTGTTCAATTATATCATACCCCACACCACGTCCATAATTAACAGATTCAATATCAGGTATAATCATAACTTTGACTCTATTTAAATCTATAAGTTCTTTTAATTTTATCTGTAAGTTATCATAAACTTCCTCACAAGTGTAAGGATTGTTTTCATCAGGTAACATATCACGAATACAGATTAAAACATTTTTATCTTCTTTGAGTCTTTGGTCAATTAACCATTGATGTCCTTTATGCCACGGTTGCCATCTACCCACAAACATTGAGTATTTCATTTATACACTCCTTTATTGGTTTGTCTGTATTTATCTTTACAAAGTTTTCTGTTGGTGGTTCATAGTTTTCAACATGATATTCTTTTCGTAAATTTCGTTTAGAATGTAAATAAAAAACTTTACCAATTCTTAAATCACGATAAGGCGAAACTAACGAAACTAAAACTAAATAACCCTTGTTTTCCATAACCTTCGCCATATCAATAGCAAACTGAATATTCTTTCTACGACCTTTTTCTGAATAATCTTTATTATCTAAAACATCTCGTAAATCATCACCATCAAGATGAATAGTTTTTTTAGCAGTACAAAATATTCTTTTTTGAAGTTCTTTACACAATGTTGTTTTGCCTGAGCCGGGTTGACCAGTAAACCATAGAATCATTTAATAACCTTTATTTAATAATATATATATAACTTTAATTTCAAAAACTAAAATTATTTTAAGTAACGAAGAACTCTACGCCGTTCCGAACCACCAAATTCTGATTTAAACCATGATTCAAGACGACCATATTTTATATGAAATTGTGTTGTAATTTCTTTACGAATTTCAGCACTTAATATGATTCGTTTTTCATCTCCATCCAGAAAGTTCTTGAAGTTGTACTTTTTTGGGTCCCAATACATGGGATGTTCATAAACCCTATAAACTTCTTCTTCATTGGTTCCCCATCCTTTCATGGCTTTATGAAGTTTCTCCACGAGTTCTGGTATTTTATCTTTTTGTTCATCGTTCCAGTCATGGTAAATGTTTCTGTTTTCAGCTGTATTTGCAGATTCACCCGCCTTTGTTTGAAAACCACCTGTTTCCGTTTCAATTTTTTCTTCTTCCTCTATATCATCTGAAACCTCATTAATCACCTCTACGAATTTAAGTCCATCTACGTATTGAATTTGGTCTTTAACTTTATCAGGAATTTCATAACCAGTTTTCTCTGCAAGATCATCAGTATCAACTCTCATTATTGCTTCAATTTGAGTATTCCATCCATTATTATCTATGGTATGACTTACTGACGTGACTTGAAACACTGCAAACTCTCTAAACAATTCAGGTATATAATCTATAGTGAAATAATCATATAGTTTTATTCCTGATATTCCACTCAGACTAAAAGTACAAGTAAACGGTATAGGTACATCAACTAATCTAAAAGACCTATCTGTTTTGTTTAAAAAGTAATCCATTGTTTTTGCATACTGAGGTAACATAGTGCCGTCAGGATTATAAATAACTCCTCTTTCATTCAAACTCTTAGTGGTGTCAAACCATAAATATTTTTCAGTCTCATCTTCATCATCAAGTGCCCCTATTACTGCTAATTGTTCATTTGTTTTTTGAGTCGCTCTCAGAGTTTCTGGTGCAGTTTTTACTTGTAAATTTCCTGTTTTATCTCTGAAGGCCACTTGACCACTCATGTATGGTGTAGTTACATCACCTAATAATTCATCTCGTTGTAGTTTTAGTGCATCTATCTCTGCATTTTGCACCTTTTTACTCACATAATTATAACTTTGAAGTGCTGCAAATACTTGCATTTGTTGTGAATCCATATCCTTTTGAATATCTCCATACACACCAGTTCTTACCTCTGCACTATTTTGACCAGTAAGTGCTGCCTGAGTCATCATTTCAGCAGATATCGTTGTAGAAAAACTTAGTTCTTTTAACAATGAGTCTTTACTATAAGCACTAAATTCAAACGAATTACTTGGATTACTTCGTGTGGACTTGTTTCTTGAATCAGGAAAAGTTAGAACATCTTTGACTCGTTTTCTCGTTGTTTTTCTATCAAAAACTCCAACTAATGTGGTATCATTTGTACCTTGTAATACATCAAAGTCCCAAAACCCACCGTACTGAGAACTTACATATGCCCAAAATGCCTTAATAGAAGAACCAATATCTGATGTACCTGTAAAATATTTTTGAAGAATGTCAGCACTAAAAACAATGTTTCTTATAACACCTTTTTCGTTTTGAAAATTATCTGGTTCAAACGTATTAAAATATTTATTAATATTAGAGTATATGTCTATTACATCACGGTACTTTTCAATCCCTTTTGTGCCTTCTACTTTTTCATAAACACGTTCATCAAACTCAATCGTTTTACCAGGAAAAATAATATCAAAGGATTTAGTGAATAAATTTATATCACTCCTACATAAATTTGGTTCAAACCCATCAAAATCCAGACTTCTAAAAGAACTATTAAATCTTGCAATCCAGTTGTCATCCATACCAGTTTTTTCATTTTGTCCTGATTTTGGTATAATTAAACCAAAGTGGGTATTCAAGATATTATCTTCAAACCAACCCCAAGTACACCAACCCTTTCCATTTGTATGGAAGATTTGTGCTTCGGTGTTATACAATTTAAACAAATTCAAACCCGCCTGACCAAATTTGGGGTCTTTAAATTTTTCTACTTCTTGAGGACTCGGAAGTTTCACTATGTAGTTATTAAAATCACCCATTATTTTTTCAAAAGAAGTTTTCTGAGCCTCTTTAATTGATTTTTTTAAGTTTTCTTTTTCTTTATCTACAAGGACTCTATTACTCTCTACGTTTTGTATAGCTTTATTCACACCAGCCTGTATTCTTCTTTGTTCTTTTGTTTGATAATCAAGAACTAAACTTGGTGTTTCAATATCATCATTTCTTCCGATTGGTGATTTAAATAATTGTTGTCCCATTGAAACTATTTCGGTTGTGCATTGATATCTACCACCTTCAATAAGATTGAAATTGAAATTCTTAATCGTACCACAAGTAACAAAATAATCACCACCATATTCCACTATCTTTTTTTGATTTGCCTTAAAAAAGTCAAGCATTTCTTCAGAGGTTTCAATGGGGGGAATCTCTTGTGGTTTTTTAGCAGACCAACCAAACTCAACCATTACCATCCTACCAATAGTTAAAAATGCATTTTGATATATTTCAAATTCATTTATATCACCTAGCTCCCAAGTGATTGTGGTTGATAATGTGGTTTGATTTAAATAACTGGATTCTATTGAGGTGATTCCATTGTGAGGACGAAAGAGTTTATCAGAATCGTTCTTTCTAATTGATAATGTTGGTTCAAATGTATTACCTTTAACATACGAGCTTAATTCAAATAACTCTGTTGATTTTACATCAATTACCTCTCCATTTGAATCACGTTCAAGATTAGGAACTGCAGAAATGGCATTTGCCCAACAAGTATTATTGAGAATGTTTTCTTGTTGTGTAAGATTTGAAAAATCCGATACGGAATCAGTTGCCGATCCTAAATATACACCATTTTGTTTATTGAGAGCATCAATTCTTTGGAATAAAGTTCTTTGTATATTTGGATGTATGAAATCACCAAACATTTTACTCTCTACTTGAATTTAAGTTATTTAATTCTCTAATTGAATCCGAAACGTCAATTGGGATTATTATTCTTTGACCAATTTTTAGTTTTATATTACCTTGAAACTCACCGTTTGCTCTAGCAATAATCCACCAAAGAGTTGTATCGTTATAAAACCTATTTGCCAAGGAACCATAACTATCTCCATACTTAACCACATAAAATATATCACTATCTTTAGGTGATATTTTTGCATACTCAATTGAAGATAATTTTCTATTACCATTTTCTTTATCAAGTTTTATTCTTTGATGTCTGTATCTATTCATTTAACTATGTCCCCTCAAGGACGTTTACCGCTTCATTAAAAAGAAGATTTTTAAATTTACCGTTCCCATGCATCTCGGGTCTAAATTCGTCTTTTCCAAATGTACCAGCACGTCTAATTGGAGATATTGTTTTATTAGTATCTCTACCATCCTTAGTTGTTTCTACTATTTGGGATGTCCCATTATCCTTTAACCAAGGCACTTCATAATGTTTACCAAGTGTTTGTGGTAAGTATTTACCAATGTGGGTAAATTCAGCAGATACTGCAAAATGCATTGGTATTTGGAATCCTTCGTCAGTTTCCCAATTACTTGAATCATCCACCGTTATTGTAATACTACTAAAATAACCTGGTGTATCCTTAAACATATCACCTACTGTTATACTTACATAAGGTGCCACAGGACGTAATGTCTTATCCCCACCAAACATCTTTTTAAATGATGGATAACCAAGTCCTACTAAATAATTCATTTTTTCTTGTATGATTGGTATTTCTTGTTTTGTAAATGCCGCAACTTTAAACTCCAATGATACAGTTCTATCCGTACCCGTATAAACGTGAATGGCATCAGGTCTACCAATGTATCGTTCAGTATTAAACTGAGGACTAACGGTATCGGTTATATTCTCTAAATGTGCTGGAAATATTAACCACTTACCATTTACTAAATCTCTAATTCTAAATTTAATAAAATCCTTTGGAAGGTTTTTCGTTTTTGTTTGATTAATTATACCACCATAAGGAACTTGTAATGCATTATATACAGTTTTATCGTACAGCTTACCTTTAATGGTTCTTATTGGGCCACTACTAAACCCATAATCTTTTGCCTTTTCATCCCCACCAAGATTTTTAAATAAGTTTCCAATAGACTCACCCAATCCACTTGCCTTAGGAGTAACGTTTGCATTATCCATTACCTCTTTATCACTTGACTCTTTATCATATTTAGGTGGATTTACTAAATCTGTTAAAGCAGTACGTAAACTCCTTGCGTGTCGTGGTGCGTGAAAATAAGGAGGAAGTGATGCAAAAAATCCCAATGGATTATAAATTCGTGTATTTTTCTGTGCATTAAATCTTTGTAATATTGTTTGTTTAATGTTAAAAATAATCCCTTTTGGTGTGATTGTCCATTTTGCCCATCTCTCTAAATCTTCAGCAGTTTTAATAACTTGTAATCCAATATTACCAAATCCATCATTAAATCTATGTGCCGATAGATAAATATCACTTGGTTGTTTTACATCATTACTTCCTCTATCTGCGCTTGCCAACTTTGAAAAGTTAGAGGAAACAACCGTTGTGGTTACTTCAGTAGTACGAGCTGGTGGAGTGGGCAAATTCTTAACGTTACTCGGTTCTCTACGAGATGTTTCAACTTTTGTATAATTGAAACTTGATAAGTCTTTTGATTTTAATCTATCTAATAATGACATAATTAATTATCCGTTAATCATTCTTTTAAAAAGTACTTCAACTGCAGCTATTGCTGGATTTCTACCCATTGCTGTGGACGCCGCTATTTCAGCTCCCTCAACACCACTAAACTGTGATTTGAGATTATCCCCCATGGCCTTTGTTAATTGCTTTGTTGCTTTTGTTAATTCTTCTGTTGCACTTATTGATTGTTGTTGTAGTTTAGTTTCTTTTTCTTCTGTGCTTATTTCTAAAGGTTTTCCTGCAACCAACCTACTTAATTCACCCACTTCAACTCCAATTGCAGATGCTAATTTTTTCCTTTGTATTGCATTTAATCGAGTGAATTCTTCTGCACTTCCCAATTGTTGAATTATATCGTTTGTGGCCCCCACGATATCATTATCTATGGCTAACATTCTAGCCCTATCAAAGTTTATATTCCTACCAATCATTAACGAAGCTTCCATAGCAGAAGTTATAGAGGTTTCAAAATCTAATAATGAGTCTGTAATTTTCAAAGTTGTTGCCAACTCTACACCCATCTTTGCTGCTTGAACTGCTGCCATAGCAATATTTTTCATACTTTGGTCGGTGTAGGCTGCAAACTCTTCTGCACTTGATGCTATATCTTGAAGTACTACACCACTATCTACAAGATTATCTCCAGCCAACTCAGTAACTGCATTAACTAATTCCAAACCACCCGTGAAATCAGTATTGTTTATATCGGAAAATAACCTAGCTATATTTGCTATGTTTTCTTCTGTTGCACCTGATTTGATTGCTAACATTGTTAAGTCTTTTACATTTTCTTTATTTACATCACGAGTACCTCTTGTGGCTTGGAAAATTGCCTTTGCACTTTCTCTAATATCACCTCCAAGAGCTGCAGCCTGTAGTTGAAACACTGGCATAGTTTCAGTAACAGCTGCAAGTTTTATAGAAGTTCCAAGACCTATATTTAATTCTTCAGAAAAATTTTGTGCTGCCTTAAATGACTTATATAAATAACCAACTACAGCTATTAATGCTGCTGCTATGGCCATTATTGGATTGGCTTTAATTGCACGTGCAAACTTCTTAGCACCAGCCACCATACCTTTTAATGCATCAACACTTGAACCCAACGTCCCCAATCCCTTATCAAGAAGTTTATTACTGTTTTTAACTTTATCAGCAACACCTCCAACCATTTCGTGTTCTTGTTGTAGTAAACCTATCCTTTTTTCAAGAACTTTTCTTTCTTTAGGAGCAAGCTTTAGAGCTTCTTGTTTTAGTTTTGAAATTTCTTCTTGAACCGCTTTAGAATCATAATCCACAATATTTTTAGCCGATATGCTTTCAAGAACCTCTTCCTCTTTTGCTGCGATTTTTTCTAATACGGATGAATAATCACTACTGAAATCTTTGGTTTTTCTAATGGAGTGAGATATAAGTCTATTTGCGTTTTGACTTTTTCTTTCCTCGTTAACCTTTTGTGCAAGACTATTTGTTGTATCACTTAATAAACTTTTGTGAGTTCTACGTATTTTGGTTACGTCCTCTTGTATTTTACGTTTTTGTTCTTCTTGTTTTAAAACTTTTGCGTTATCAGCTAATATTTGTCTACTTGTTTTTAAGAATTCTTCATTTGCTGTGGCACCCTTACCTAACTCGGCATTAATTTTGGTTTCGAGGTCTAATTGGTCTTGTTTTAGTTTTAGTAGTTGCTTTTCATCCATATGCAGCTAGCCATCCTTAAATAATATGTTATATTGAAAGAGATTAAGTTATTATTTTATGGTATTCTATTGAATGCGTCTTCTAAACTACCTAATGATTTAGCAAATTTTTCTAACTCTCGTTTGGTTTTAGGGTCAGTTAAGACTTTTCGTGCGTTTTTTTGTTTCATCTTGTTGATTTTCTTTTCAACAGATTTATAAAACTTGTCAAGAACGCCTTCAGCTAAGTCAAGTTTTGCCATTAGTAATCTCCATTTATATCGATTGATTTATCTCAGTAATAAATATAAGAATTGAGATTTTTTATTATAGTTGTCTTTGAATAGATTTAGGTGGTTCTTGTGTGGTTGAGACTTTATTATATGCAGCACTTTCTTTCTCTTTAATCTCAACCAACTTATTCATATAATATCTTCTCCAATGAACTGGCATATTATACAAATCATTAAAAGTGAATCCATTACTAAAATGACACAATGAGAATATTTCATCGTGTATTGATTTTTTATAATTCTGACTTAGGCCAAAAAAACGTAACCCCTATCGGTATATCTACCGTATGGGGTTCTCCTATTCCACTAACATACTCCGTGGTCATATCTACATCTGGGGTGATTGACTTTACATGCTTTCTAAATTCTTTTGTATCTAAGGCAAGAAACTGATTATCAACAAAGTTATTTATTGTTTTTTTAGTTGTGTCTCCATCTACAGAAATAAGTTGTTGTTTTAAACGAGTGGTAAGTGTTGGGTCAACACCTGTAACATTTGATATTGATTTTAAAGCTTTGACTGCTTGTTCTATTTCTGATTCATCTTTGTGAGTTAATAATTTAAATTCAACAACTCGTTTAGAATGTGGTAATTTAAATTCAAATTTATTTTCACCACTTTCAAAAGTAGAATCTTTTGGTGATTTAAATTTCAAAGTACTTAAATCCACCACGATTTCCTTTTTAAGTTCAGAATCAGGATCTATAATCTCTACGGTATAATCTTTACCATATCCCAAAATTCTAGCACCCAACATAATTGCATTCTTATCACCAATCAACATATCATCTAACTTAATTGATTTATCTGGAATTATAGACTCAAACAATTTATCTAAAACAATTCCTTTTTGAATCAGATTAGTAGAGGTTAAAATATCCTCTTCTTTTGCAGTCATATATTTTATCTCTATAGTACCACTTGAAAGTGGACTATCTTTTGAATATAATAATCCTTTTGAAGGCAAATCTAATACCTCAGTAGGGAAATCATATTGATTTTCAGCCATATTTAGCTCCTTTGAATACTATTTGAAATTAAAACCACTTATTATTATAACCTTTGGTCGTTTATTTAGATGGTGATATTTTATCCTTGATTGGTTTAAGAATCATATCAAAAACGATATCATCATATTTAGTTGGGGTAAGTTTTACAATCTTCTCTACTGCGTAAAGAACTACTAAAACATATTCCCAATTAGCTACTAACCATTCAGTCATTTTATTCTCCTATTTTAGAACGACAATACTGCGTAATCGTAACGAAGTGTTAGAGTAATATCAGCAACGTCCGTTGTATTTGAAAAATCTAAGTCATTAAAGTTTGCTGATTGAATAAATGCACCATGTAACACCCACTCTTCAACCTTATCACCTACTGGCCCCAATAGATTAAATCTAATCTCTTTTTTATACATATCAGAGTATCCCTCACGACCTGTTACAGCTTCATGATGTTGTCTTACCCATTCCATAACTGCTTGTGCTCCACTTGGAACGATTGGATCATATAGAGTTACTTCTAATTGTTCCCACGTAGCTTTACCTTTAAGATATCTCTTTACATTAATATGATGTAATTCTATTTCATCAAAAGTAATGTTAGGTCTTGCCATTGCCTTTACAAAGTAAGATGGTATATCTTCAATGTACATGATGAACCTATTTTTAGTTTTTGGTTCAAACGGGGTAAAAAAGATTTCATCCTGGTTTAGAATTTCGGCCATTTTCATTCTCCTGTTAATGCCGTTCAAATACTATTACATATATAAATATCACTTTCTTAAAAAAAGTGTTAATGAAAGATATTGTTTTTGAAGTTTTATAGAAGTTATTTTTAAAAAAGAAAAACCCCAACCGAAATTGGGGCTTTTCATTATATGCCAGTTTATTTTTATAAGTCAAACTTATTCAGGAAATGTTGCTCCTGTTGGTTGAACAATGAAGTCCAAAACAATAAACTCAGCTGTTCTTGTAGGTTGAATGAAGATTTGTCCTCTCAACTCATTTCTATCAACAACATCTGGTGTATTATTTGAATCATCCATTACCACTCTGAATGCACTTAGACCACTATTAGCCTGTACTGAATTCAAATATGGATTAACAATACCTAAGAAACGATTTCTCGTTGCTGCAGTATTTTGTTCAAACACTAAGAATCTTGAAGAACTTGCAATAAACTTACGTAAAGCGATTAACAATCTTCGTACATTGATTCTATCAAGTGCTGATGGTTTTCCTTGTAATGTTTTTTGTCCAAACACCACTACACCTTGTTGTGGGAATGAAGCTATTGGATTAACACGACCTTCATAAAGTGTGTCTCTTTCTTTATGTGTTAGTCTTGTTTTTGCTTCCAATACACTTGTCAATCCACCACGATTCAAACCTGCGGGTGCGAACCATTCGTGTGCTACACTATCGGTGTTAGCAATAACACCAGGAATCACAATTGATGGTGGAACCCAAATTGGTTTATTTTTGACTGAATCAAGAATCTTAACCCACGGATAATAAGTAGCCGCGTAATTAGTATCTAAGGACTTAATATCACCAACAGCGTTAGTGACTGAACGTCCCCATCTTGAACCATCCATTACGTAGAAACAATCTGCTCTATCTTCTACTTTTGAGATAGCGTGATTAGTAACTTGAGTATGATACTCGTGTATAATACCAGGTGTTACCAACATATTCATATCAAACTCATCAGGATTACTTACAGCGTTGATTGCTCGCTTGTAAGCTACTGTACCACTTGCTTCTGCATTAGTACAATCAAATCCTTGTTGGTTTGTTGTTGAAATATCAGTACCAGTTGCTTTCAATGTTGTTGGATTATCTCCATCAAATCCACCTTGAAATGGAACAACGAATTTTCTCTGTTCTTTAGCGGATAGTGTCATTGTAATTGCCTCTGAACCATCAGAATATGTGTCTGCTCCGATTTCACTTGCATCTGAATGACCATACATATTTTCTAAAGAGAACACAACATTAATACCATTTCCAGCACTTGCGGGTGATGGAGCTAAATATTGTTGGTTATCTTTACTATCAAAATCCCAACCATAATATTCATTTGAATCAAACCTACCAGAACCAGTACTAATGTGATCTGTAAACTGATTTGTTTGGAAACTAGCACTTGGAACTGAAGTGGTTTGTAAAGTTGGATTAGTCACTGCTGCAAATCCATGAGGTAATGCATCTCCACTAACACCTTCAAGTTCTGTTTCATAATCACTAATATAGATATGTGTTGATTTATTTGGCCAATCACCATTGTAAGTGAGTTTACCATTTGAATCAATAGTTACATATCTATCACCAATTTGTCTTGGTAGGTAGTTTACTGAATCAGGATCAAAGTTAAGATTTGGAAACTCTTCTACTAATTGTCCATCATCATTTTCACCTGGATTATTCGTTAATACTCTAAGTGTAAAATCACCATAATCACTACCAGCAATATCTTCTTTTGCTCTTAAATCAGCAATACCCAACTTGTATTTATTATTAATATCTGTACCATGTGAACGTGTATTAACTTTAAACAAATTCTTTCTTGCTCCACCAATCAATTGAGAAACAATATAAGGTGTAGTTGCAACTGCGTAATCGTGTGTGAAATCTTCTCCACTACCACTTGCTAAAGATGCAGTTGAGTTAGTTGAAGAAAATCCCTTTTCACATTGAAACGTTTCAAAGTTTTTATACACATACAAATCTTTATTGGTGTCTTGTGGATCTGAAGTAAATACTTTTGTAATGTAACTATCAGAACCAGTATCAAAGGATGCTGTATATGCTGTTCCTGCTACAGTAAAGGCAAATGAACTCCAAGTTTTTGTAGTTGTACTTAGTGATGCACTTGTTGGGCCATCAATGTCTAAACTTGGACTGTTTCTTGAGGGTTTTAAAACTGCCGCAACTCCGTTATGAGTAGAACTTGAAACACTAATATAAAGTGATTCAGTTTGGTATCCTCCAATACCTAAAACTCTTACTATAGTTACAGCTGGTGCACCATTATCAAAGTATTCTTGAACTGTATATGGTACATAAAATCGTGTATCTAAACCACCGAAAGTATTTTCAAATTCAGAAAAACTCGTTAGAGTAGTTGGAACGAACGCCGGCCCTTTAACTGTTGGCCCGACTATTGCTGCTCCAATTTCTGCCACACCTTGTGGTAAAAATGAAACATCTCTTTCTCTGGTAAATACACCTGGACTAACGATTCGTTCAGCCATATTTTTCTCCTGTTTATTTATTATTATGGACTACAATAAAACAATTTTTATCTTCTATAAGTATAAGGCTAAAATCCCAAAATACATATACTTAGAAGTTTTTTTTAAGAATTTGGTCTAAATTCACCAGTATTTATATCAAGACTACCTTTACCATACTTTTCTTCAAGATTTTTTAACAATTCTTGTTCTTGAATTCTCATATTAGTGAACTGTACTTCCAATTCCACCAATTGATTTCCAACTTCATCTAGTTGTATTTCTAATTGTTGTCGTCTAAGATAAACGGCACCAATTGTAGTTTGAAGTTCTATGTAAGATTGTTGTATTTCTTTTAAAGAATCAATCTCTATAGTCTGTAATTTAACTGTTTCTTTTGGCATAATTATAACTCCATTTTATTTTATGTTTATAATAATATATATAATGTTATTGTTTCAAATTAATCTTTTAATTCATCTATTTCATTTAAAAGTTGTAATGATTCTACTTTTGCGTTCAACTCTTTGATTGATTCTATCAAAACGGGAACTAATTTATTATAATCCACCGATTTAAATTTTCCTCTACCATTCAATCCTTGTTGTTCTTTCACAAGTTCAGGAATGACTGCTTCAACTTCTTGTGCTAAAACACCAACATCGTGTCCTCTATCTTTTCGTTTCCAATCATATTCTACACCACGAAGTTGCATCACAGTATCTAAACCATATTTCATATCTGTAATGTTTTCTTTCAAGTTCATATCGGATGCCACGGTAGATGAGAATGCAACAACGTCACCATCAGCGTGGAATGTTCCACCACTTGCCAATCTAAATTCTTCTACATTATTTAAATAAACTTTAATATTATCATCAGTTCCGAAATCAATCCAATCACCACTAGCATCTCTACCAACTTTTAATGATGTGTTATAGATAGAGGATATACCTGTTTGTGCTGCCGATGTACTTAATGCAACAGTACCATCACCAGTAGCGGCGTCTATACCAGTTCCTGCTATAGTACTTGCTTCCATAACTGCCGGCCCACTATCACCACCAACTAATATTTGTCCATTAGTACCCATTACAGCTGTATTAACTGTGTCAGTTCCACTATCTTGTGAAATCAATACTGCTTTATTTGCTAATGAATCTGTTCCTGTTCCACCACTACCTACAGCTAAAGGTGTTTCACTAAGAGTAGCGGATGCGAGAGTTGCAACTGTACCAGATCCCGATATAGTATCAACGTCTAAATGTCCAAATGAACCAGTAGAAGTTGAAATACTACGAAAATCTCCACTTGCACTTACATCACCATTAATCACAATTCTTTCAGCACTATTGCTTGTATCAATTGTTAATACTGAAGTACCACCAGCTCCTGCGTCAAATGTAAGTGCCGCGGCGGTATTATCAATCAAATCAATGTCAGTTGCTTGTCCAGTTAAAACAATATCACCCGTAGAGGTTAATCCTGCGAAAGTTGGTGCTGCATCAGTTGTTAAATCTTGATTAACAGTAGAATTTGCCTCAATAGTTATAGTTTTTAATCCATCTATACGATTTTGTCCTATTGTATTTCCATATACAGCAGAACCCGTAATTGTTCCTGTAGAGTTAACGTTACTAACACCATCTATAGTTCCACTATCAATATCAACATTAGTCATATTTTGACTATCAAAATCTATTGCTCCAGCTGCTTGAAATGCCCCAAGTTTGGTAGCTGTTAATGTATCTACACTAAAGGTTAAATCAGAGTCATCCGATAATACTCCATTAGCTCCTGCAAATACTACTCTACCACTTGTTAAACCATCAGGAGTAATTGTAGCTGCTCTTAAATCATAAGCACCTATATCAATATCGGCTCCAGCACCTTCCATAATTGCTTCGTTTTGAGCTGCTGATGTTGTAAGTGTTCCTGCTGAGACATTTAATGTTTTGCCTGAACCTACCGTAACATCAGAAGTTGCTATTGTAGCCCCATCTATAGTTCCACCATCAATGTCGGCCGTTGTTACCGTACCTAAGTCTGCAATTGTAGTACCATTAAAAGTTGAATTTACATTAACATCAAGTTGTGTAGATCCAGCAGTAGTAATAAATGTTATCTGTTTAGTTGAACCACTTATGAAACTTAATGCATCTGCTAAATTGTGCCCAAGAGTAATCTTGTTTTTGGTTGTATTACCACCAAAATTAATATCTAATCCACTTGCTGCGTCTGCAATACTAATACTATCAGCATCAATATCTCCAACGTTGGCAATATTACCATCAGAAAAATCCACTCCTGCGAATGTCGGTGATGCATCCGTTGTTAAATCTTGATTTACAGTTGAGTTAGCCTCAATTGTAATTGTTTTCAGTCCATCGGTTCTATTTTGTCCTAAAGTAGTACCGTAAACAGCTGAACCTGTTATAGTTCCAGTTGAAGTTATATTACCTACACCAACAATATTTCCTGTAAGTTCAAGATTTCCTACGGAACTACTCATATAAGATGAACCATCACCTATCCATAAGGCTGAACTACCACTAATTAATCCATCATTTCTTAATTCACCACCATCTATATCAATACGACCTGCTACGTGAGCTATACTCATATTCCCATTATTAAAATTAATTACTCCACCATTACCTAAGAATAAGTCACTAAACATTTTTGAAGTAGTACCAAGTGCTATATCATCATTTGTTTCTGGTTCAATAGTTCCATCTTTGATATGTAATTGGTCTGCGCCTGCTGCTTCAAACGTTATAACGTCATCAGCTGATGCTCTAATTGATGTATCTAAATCATCATCTAAATCTATTCTACCTTGACCATCTAAAGTTACATTGTCAGTAAATACATTTGACCATTGTGTTCCACTTGCACCTAATGTATATGCACTATCTGTACCGACTGTAAAGTTTCCAACAATATCACCCGAACCTGTTATTTGTAAACTACCAGTTACTTTATGGGTGTCGTCTGTACTATCACCCAATATATTACTACCACTTGCAAAAGAAGCCGTTATATAACTTACAGAAGAACTCACAATAATTTCTTGTGCGGTTAACGTTCCTGTAAGAGTTGCGGATGCAAATTGTACATCAGCGTCTTTTGTTAAATCTTGGTCTACAGTAGCACTATCTTCTACTGTTAATGTTTTTGATGCTCCACTATAAGTTAATGTTCCACTATTTCCATCACCAATTGTAAGTGATTCATTCATTGTAAGTGTATTTTCTTGTCCAGCTCCTGTCAATACAATATTTTGTCCATCACTAACGGTTAAATCTTCATTTAAAGTAAGTTGATGTAATCCTGTATCAGTATTATGTTTTATTTCTGTAAAGTGTCCAGTTGAACCACTAATACCACCTGATGCTGTCATATATCCCTCAATAGTCATTCCAGCACTCATCGCAACTTTTTCTGCGTTATTTGTTGTAACAATTTCTAATATACCAGTCTTACCACTTGCGTCAAATGATAATGCAGAAGCGTTATTATCAACTAAATCTACATCCGTAGCTTGTCCAGTTAAAGTTACATCCCCAGTAGAAGTTAATCCAGCAAAAGTTGGTGATGCATCACTTGATAAGTCTTGGTTGACTACTGAGTTTGCTTCAATACTAAGTGTTTTTACACCACCTGCTGTATTTTGTCCAATAGTAGTACCATAGACAGCTGAACCACTAATGGTTCCATCAGAAGTTATATTACCAACGTCTGCTATTGTGCCAAAAGTTACATTGGCGTCCGTAGTTAAATCTTGATTTACAGTTGAATTGGCCTCAATACTGATTGTCTTCAAACCAGTAGCTGTATTTTGACCGAGTGTTGTTCCGTAGACGGCTGAACCACTAACCGTACCCGTTGAGGTAACATTACCAACACCCAAAGTACCTAAAGTGGCGTCTGCATCTGTAGATAAATCTTGGTTTATAATTGAATTTGCTTCTATCGTAATGGTTTTCAATCCATCTGTACGATTTTGTCCAATAGTAGTTCCATAAATTGCTGAACCACTAATAGTACCCGTTGAGGTTAAGTTTGTTGCCGATAGTGTAGCTCCACTAAATGATAAATCACTATCCTCAGATAAAAGACCATTAGCACCATATATAGCCACTCTACCATCAGTTTGACTATCTGCTGTTAAAGTACTTGCTCTAAATCCATGTGCTCCAATATCTAAATTACCACCTGCTGTCAATGAGGTTATTCCATCTACAGTTCCACCATCAATATCTACAGAAGTAAAAATACCATTTGATGCAGAAACAGTTGAACCTGTAATATTAGTAAGATTAGCACTTCCACCATCAATATCTACTGTACCGAAAATACCACTTGATGCAGATACTACTGAACTCGTAACATTTGTAAAGTTAGCTGTTGTTTCTGAACCAAGGCCTATCGGTACTCCATCAATAGTACCACCATTAATGTCTACTGTGGTAATAGTTCCTAAATCTGCTACAGTATTTCCAGCATTTGTCCAATTACCAATAATTTCATCTGTAGTAATTGCTCCAAATGAACCAGTTGATGTGGATGAACCACTAATGTTTCCGTCACTAAAAATATTACCACTTGCATAAATATCAGAACCAGTGATATGTCCACTTGAAGAAATACTTGTATTACCTACAAGTGTTGTAAATGTACCTGCGGCTGCCGATTCTCCACCAATAACTGCCCCATCAACTTCACCATTATTAACATAAACTGTTACTGGATCTCCATCAGTACCAAGTTGGTCAATATAACCTATTCCATTTACATAAATATCTTTCCATTGTTGTGAGGCTTTACCTAAGTCAAACGCGTTATCATTATTTGGAATTAATGAAGATGATACTTCAGCCTCAAACACCAAATCATCAGTATCTGCATCACCAAGTGTAATTTGACCACCAAGTGTCAAATCACCAGTTACTTTAGCATTACCTTGTATATGTAGTGAAGAACCACTTATAATTGAACCACTAACATTTGCAACAATACCAGTTGAACCACTTGTAAATATAACACCATCTTCATCTGCCTTGATTTGTTGTAAAATAGTTCCGTCAGGTCTTACAAAATTTATAGAGGAAGTTGCAACATATATTTCTTGCCAAACATTAGAAGTACTACCTAAATCATAAGTTTGTGTTGAAGATGGTACAAAATCAGCACTTGCAGTAATTTTACTTGTACTTTGATTAAGTGCTAATATAGAACCAGTTGATTCAGATGTAATCCCTTTAGGGTTGTGTAATTCAGCGTTAGTTAACGCACTATGTAGTTTAGCCATTGAAATTCCTCATATATATTAAATATTTCATTACCATAATTTTATTCTTCAAAAAATATAAGTTCACCTGAATTTGTGGTTACAAAATTGACATTAAGTATGGTTAAAGTATCCGAACCATCACTTGTTACCATCACAGCCTTTTCTAGTGACTGTATTGTTATTGCATTACCACCATAATCGTCTGCCTCAACTCTTCCAAACGAACCAGTTGAAGTAGATGAACCACTTATTACATTTAAACTTCCTGAAAGAGCTCCACCCCAAGAACCACTAACATCTGCTGATGTTGCGAGTCCCGTAAGATTACTACCATCACCATAAAATGAACTTGCACTTACTTCAGATCCACTAATATTTCCCGTAGACCGAATTTCACTACCAGTTATTGCTCCTGATGTAGAAAGTGATGACAGACTTGCATCACTACCAGATACTATGACTTTTTTCCAACTTGGCATTTAATATATCTCCCTACGGTTGGTAACTCTTTGTGAGCCCACTTCCTATTTCATTTAAAATAGGCCAATAAGTTTTCTGTTTAATAAATATCATAAAATTCACTTTTAATTACTCCACTCTTATCCATATGTCGTCTGTAGTGGTGTTTACCCATTGTTCACCGACACCATAAGAACCTGAAGTGGTATCAGGATTATGGTTTGCCGTTACTGTCGTGGTAACGTATGCAGTTGGTGTTACCGCAGTTCCATCTGCTGCAACTCCTTTAGCAACTGCCCATCTTTCATCTTGTGTGTCGTGATATATAGCAGAACCACTATCTGCTGCTGAACCACTCTGTACAATCAAACCACCATCAACATTTGATGCTGCTGAACCAGTTGCTGTAAACACGAAAGCATCTTGAACTGTCAGATTCGTGGTGGATAATGTAGTGGTATCACCTTGTACTGTTAAATCTCCAGTCAAGGTTAAATCTGCAAACGTGGGATTTGCATCAGTCGTTAAATCTTGGTTTACCGTTGAGTTAGATTCAATTGTAATAGTTTTCAGTCCATCAGTTCTATTTTGTCCGATTGTTGTACCGTATACAGAAGAACCACTAACTATTCCAGTAGAAGTTACATTACCAAAACTTACATTATCTGAAGTTCCAACTCCGATTGAAGTTCTTAATGTTGCTCCACTCTCTGCTACTGGGTCTGTTGTTCCATCACCAACTATCATTTCACCATCGGCGAGAACTGCCATCGCAGTTACTGCACTTGTTCCACTACCAAGTAGAACACCACCATCAGTTAATGTACTTGCTCCTGTTCCACCATGAGCAACTGCTAAATCTGTTACTAATGTGGCTGATTCTGCTGTAAGAGCACCACTTGAACTTATTATTGAACCTGTTATCGCTGCAAATTGTACATTTGCATCGGTTGTTAAATCTTGGTTTACTACTGAGTTTGACTCAATCGTTATAGTTTTCAATCCGTCAGTTCTATTCTGTCCTATCGTAGTTCCATAAATTGCTGAACCACTAATCGTACCTTTTGAAGTTATATTACCACCTAAATCGGCTGTAGATGCACTAATATTTCCATTACTACCACTTATATAAGTGCTTCCAAAAGAACCTACAAATATATCTTTACTACCACTAATAGTTCCACTTGTTTCAAATCCAGCATTAAATGAACCACTTACATCATCTGCTATTTGTACTGAACTACTAACTAAAGTTGGTTTACCAGTTATATCTGCAAATGCAACTGAAACTTCTTCTGAAGATAATCCTGTTAATCCTGCACCATCACCTTTAAATGAAGATGCTGTAATTGGGCCTCTTACATCAAGACCCGTTTTTAATGTTTGTCCTACATATTGATATGCCGTCATAAATACAACTTCGTTTGATGCTGGATCGTGAGCAGAACTTAAAAATTGTAATACACCAGTTTTATAATCAAATATATAATCATTACCAGAGACTTTATCACTTGCTTCAAGTGAACCAGTTTGATGACTTTGTGTATAAGTTGAAGATTTATAAACAACTACACCATATCCAGGAGTAGAATCTTCTGTAGTTGCATTTGCTAATGCAGAAGTTGAATATTTAGGTGATATAAAACTTGTTTGTTGATTATCATCAATTAACTGAGCACCAATTCCACTATCGCTTCCAGTTGGACTTAAAAAGAACCAAACTTCATCATTTACATTAGAAGGTGTTAACTTATGTCTATACCAATATTTCATCAAGTTTGAACCTGATGCTTGTTGAATTGATCCGTGTTGAGAACTTCCACTAAATGGTAATCCAGTTGAAGGAATATACTGTGCTTGTGTGTAAATTTCTTCTTCTCTTAAATCAAGAACATTAGTAAACGATTCTTGTGCAGTCGTAAATGTGTTATGCGTATATCTTCTTGACGCTAACAGTCTACTTGATTTTGAACCTGAATCTATAAATCCCATATCTCTCTCTAACTAAAGGTTAATGTAATATCATCAATGGGTGTTGGGTCACCTGTATATCTTACTATTACGTATAATTCGTTATCATCATTATCTAAATACATACCATCACTATTTCTCATTGGAACTGTATATGTATTACTTGCAATACTACCACCTGTATTACCATATAAATCTATTGCGGAACTAAATGGATTTAAGAAATTATCATTTGCAATACTTGATGAGATTGCGTTAGCAGTTGTTTCGGAAGGATCGTATATCCTTGCTCTTGATAATTCATTATTAGTACCACTTCCACTTGCAGAACTCTTAAATAATATCGCACAAGCTACTTTATCATTAGTTGCTGCTTTCCAATTAACCAAAGTATTATTATTAAGATTAACCGTCATACTTGATTTTGTTCCACTTATTTGAAATCTTCTAATATAATACTTATATGTTGCACTACTATGATAATTTTCAGGATACCAATATCTATATGTTCCACCTGGATCTACCAAATATCCTGGCTTTACCTGTAAATCATAAGTTCCTAAATGGTCTTGACTTGACGTAAAATTAGTAAACCAAGACAAACCATTAAATCCTGTTACATCATCTGTATTTCTAATTCTAAAATCTTCACCACTAAATGTTTCGGTTGTTCCATCTAAAGCTCCACCATCATATCCTTGACTTCTTTGATAAACTGCCATTGAACCACTTGAAGCAGGTTGACCAAATGTTCCTGCATTATGATAATCATATGTATAAGTTGCTAATGTGGAACGAGAATTTGCCCTATTTCTTCCTCTCACGCCTATAGTAAATGTTGAATCACTTACCCCAGTTTGACTTACATTTTCTCCAGTAGTTCCACTCAAAGTATATATTGCATTATGTCTATATACATCAGTTCTTGTTGGAACTGTTGATGTACTTCGTAATGTTCCTCCCGAACCAGAAGTACTAAGTACTGCATTTGCAGTTTGTATAGTTCCACCACTTGTACTTAATCCATCTACTCCAGATGTTGCTGCAACTGAACCAACTCCAACTGAACTTATGGTATCATCCGCTATTGTTGATGAATCCTTATACATTGGATCAAATAATCCATGAACTGATGCACTTAAATGATAAGTTGCTCCTATTAAATAAGGTGCTCCACTTAAACTTCTTGATGTTGCACTTACATAACTTTGGGTTACCGAAGTTATTCCTAATGTATTAGTTCCAATATCAGTTTCTATTTGGTCAATTGGAGCCCAAAATCTATTTTGAGATGAACCAGTATGGAATGCGAAATTACCAGATCCCGTTGCCAAACCAACTTTCAAATCGTGAAAATTATAATATCCACTTGAGGATACACTTGTAAAATCTGTTTTTGATGCGTGATATTTTCTCGTCAAAGAACCAGTCATATCAGTTCCACCTACATTTGCAAACTTACCATCTTGATATCCTGCAGGTATAACTGCTGGTTGTGTTGTATTAATTTTTGCTAATGTCACTCCATTTGATGTACCGAAATCTGTCAATGCTACATCAAAGAAAGATTGTGATGTGTATTTATATGAAGATGATGGATTTGCTATACTACCTGTATCACTAAAAGATTGTGTTGCCATAACTCTAACATCAAGTCGAGTTGCTGCTCCAGTTGATAATCCACCCAACCCAAATAATTGAGCATCTGCAGATGAACTAATAGTAGTTGTACTACCAGTAACAGATGTAAAATCTATTTTATAGGTTGGGCCGTTATCGTGATATACAGAAATACCACTAAATACTGTACTGCCATCCGATACCCAATTTTTAGTAACTAAATATTTCATAGTTGCATTTGAACTATCGTAACTTTGTGGTAAATATCCATCTACCCAATCGGTACTACCCAAATTAGTTTCAGTTGTAGTTATCGCAGATAAAGTTTTTGTATTTGGTGATGCATCTGCCACATCTAAGGAATGACTTAACACTCCTGACATAAATCTTAAAATCTCACTTACGTGAGTAGTATTATCAAAATTATTAAAATAACTACCACCTAAACTTGTTCCCCAGGGATTTGAAGTTGGATAACCATTTGTAATATTGTTTGTATAAATTGCTGTAGAACTTGAGTAAACTCCCTCTGCTTGTACATTTAAAGTACCAGATATATAATTTGAACCAGTAATATCTAAAGAACCACTAAATACGTGTGTATCATCCATACTATCACCAAATATATTACTACCACTTGCAAAACTTTGAGTTAAATATGTTACAGAAGAACTAACGATATAATTTTGTGCTATAACATCACCCTCTGCAACTATGTCTCCACTTGAAGTTATTCCTGCAAATGTAGGTGATGCATCAGTAGTCAAATCTTGGTTTACAACTGAATTTGCTTCTATTGTTATAGTTTTAACACCATTAGTTCTATTTTGACCAATAGTAGTTCCATAAACCGCTGAACCTGTAATAGTTCCAGTTGCAGTTACTCCAGTAAATTGTGGGGAATCTCCTGTACCCACACCGATACTTGTTCTAAGTGTAGCACCACTCTCAGCTACTGGATCTCCACTACCATCACCAACTATCATTTCTCCATCACCAAGTGCTGCCATAGCTGTAATTGCATCAGTTCCACTACCTAATAGAACTCCACCATCTGTGAATGTTCCAGCTCCTGTACCACCATCTGCTACTGCAAGGTCGGTAATTCCAGTTACAGTTCCACCTGCTATTGTAGCCGTTGTAATGGTTGCTGCATCAAAATTAGCTGAAGAACCTGTAAACTCTGAACCAGAAACTTTAGTTGCCAATAAACTATCTGTAACTTTAAGATTTCCTGTAGAACCACTTATATGTGAACCACCTATATTACCTACTATAATATCTGAACTACCACTCAAAACTCCAGCAGTTGATAAATTTCCTGTTGATGTAATTGTGGAATCAAAAGTTGCTGCACCTGCTACTGATAATATATCATCAATAGTGGTTGTTCCACCAGCACTATCTATAGTAAGATTTCCACCCGATGTATCTATTTCTCCAGCTGCAGTTACTCCAACTTGTACATTGTCAGCAGTTACTCCTGCGAATGTAGGATTAGCATCGGTGGTAACATCTTGGTTAATTGTAGAATTTGCTTCTATTGTAATTGTTTTTACACCATCGGTTCTATTTTGTCCGATGGTTGTACCATAAACAGCAGAACCTGAAATTGTTCCTGTAGCAGTAACAAATGTAAAAGTACCAGCTGCGGCTGATTCACCACCAATAGTTACACCATCAAGTTCACCACTATTAACATAAATTGCTACTGGATCCCCATCTGTTCCAAGTTGGTCAATATAACCTATACCATTTACATAAATGTCTTTCCATTGTTTAGCTGAACTACCTATATCATAAGTATTATCTGCATCTGGTATTATACTTGAACTTAAATCTGCAGTTATAGTTATTGAATCAGTATCCGCATCACCAATTTGTATATTACCACCAAGTGTTAAGTCACCTGTAAGAGTTGAGTTACCTGCAACCTCTAACTTACCAAAAGAACCAGTTGAGGTAGAAGAACCACTAATGTTCCCACTGGTAACTTCAATCCCACCTCGTCTAATTTTAAGTTTGTGATTGAGTTGATTTAATCCAAGTCTTTGTAGAGAATCCGCCATTTAAATTCCTTATGTTATCTCTAATATACTTGCAAATACATCTAAATCATCATCCGCAGATGCTTGAGTTTCTAATTTATCCCCCGCTCCCAAATTAATTGGTTTCTCCAATACTACGGTTGAATCTGCTGGTACATCAACGGTTTTCATCAAATATCTTCTTGTTTGAAAATTAGCACTTCCACTAACTGACAAATTAAACGTAGCATCATTAGTTCCATCTATGTTACTCACATACACGGCATGAACAACACCAGTTGTACTTGCGGGACAAGTATAAAGTGGTGTTATTGTCGTACTTGAACCTGTTGCTGCACTTATAAAGGTTTGTGCCATTATTATCCTCCAAATACTATGGACAACGCTGTAGCAGTATCCACAACACTCGTACCTTCTTCATAAACACGACCACCTGCCGTATTTACACTACCACTTGTAGTCAATACATAATCTCCACTCGTTGGTGTTTCACTACCACTAATGAATAATGAACCTGTATTAATTCCAAAGGAACCTGAAAGGTCTTTACTTAGTTGTTTGCTGTCTATTAAAGCCATAGTTTATCTCTTGTTGTTTACGCTCTTCCCACCATTGTTCTATACTACGAGAAATTTTCTTCTTGTGTTCAATGGTTTTAGGTTGTTTCATTTTCTCAATAGTTTCCAATGTAAGTTTTCTATCCATTTGTGCACAAGACTTACAAACTGAATTATTTCCAACTGCTCTGTCAAAACTATCCTTTCTTGTATAAGTTAACATCTTCCTACAATCAGGACACTTTCTGTTTTTGCGGTTGGGCCAGGTTCTTTTTCTCATAGTAATAAATATAAAGAAATGGTAAAAGAAAAGTGGAATGGAGAGTTTTTATGAATTAAATTTTCCCCACACTACTATTTCATCAGTACTATCTAATCCATATCCCATTGAATTAGCATTTACTTTCATTAAAAATATTGAACCACTTTGTTCTATATTTAATGCGTCATATTCCATCAACATACCCTTATTAAAAAACATAAAATCGTGTTTAGTTACTCCATCTAATGTTGCAACTTTTGATGCAGTTACAGCAGTAAAGCTTGAGGTAGTGGAACTTACAAAACTACCAGTATGTGCAAATTTCTTTCTCGTAAATTCAAATCCAGGTGTCTGGTCACCAAATGCATTATAAGCTACGTTTTCAGTTGAAAGTGCAGTTTGACTTCCACCATCATCTGCAGTATCATTAGAAATTTCATCAACTGTAAAATTATTTAATCCATAAGAACCACTTATAGATAAACTACCAGTTCTTTCATGAGTATCATCTATTGTGTCTCCAAACTCTGTACTACCACTTTCAAAAATTGTACTAGAACTAGTTAATTCTGCTTCTATTTTATCAGTTGTAAATTCACCTGTTAATGTTAAATTAGGAACAGTTAAATCACCACTAATATTAAAAAAGTCACCAGCTGTTTGAGTCAATGTACCATTAGAAGCAGAAACAGATTTATCTGTCCATACAATATGTGTTGAATCAACAGAACCTATTATAATTTTATCTGGTGTTACTTGATTAAAAACCACTTCAGAGGTAGAGGATACATCTTGACCAATACTGAAAGTGAAATCTTTTTTATCAATGCCCGTTATATCAACACCTGCATCATTGACGGTAAATCCACTTGAACCAGAGAATGTCAATGGATTTCTAAATTGAAATAAATTTTTTGCCATTTTACTCCCTACGAATTAAATTTACCGATACTTAAAATTTCATCATCACTTTCTAATGAATATCCAATACTACCTGTATCAACTTGTAATAAAAACGAACTACCACTTTGTTCTACAGTTAATGCATCGTGTTCCATATATTGACCATTGATAAAAAATATAAAATCATTTTCACTTGTAGCAGTTAATGTTGCTGGTGCTGATGCGGTTACTGCGGTAAAACTTGCCGTATTATTACTTAGGATTGTGGTTGCGGTTTTATGATATTGTTTTCTTAAATATGATTGGTCGGTAATTAAACTTGCACCATATTGTTTTACTGCGTATTCTGTTACTGTAGCCGAGGTACTTTGGTCACCTAAAGTAGTATCGTTTGATATTTCAGTTATTTCATATCCATTTAAACTAAATGAACCACTTAACGTCATACTACCAGTTCTTTCGTGAGTATCATCAATAGTATCACCGAATTTTGTACTACCACTTTGAAATATAATAGAAGCAGATGTATAAGTTGTATGAAATTCTTGTGCAGTTAAAGTACCTAAAATAGTTGTATTACCACTTACGGTTAAATCACCAGAGGTAACTAATGAGCCCGTTATTGACATACTCCCACTAATTCCTGCAGAACTCCAAGTGGTTGGATTACCAAGTACTATTGTACTGGCGCTAACTTCTGCAAAGGTAACATCTGCTGTGGTTGCAACATCTTGTCCAATAGAGAATGTTTGTGCTATAAGCTGAGAACCATCAAATGATGCACCATTATTTGATAATGTAACACCTGTTCCCGCAGTCATAGTGAATGGATTAGAAACACTTATAGAAAATAAATCTTGTGGTTCTTGTATACTAACAGACTGACCACCATCTTTAGTATCAACTAATTGGTCTTTTGTTTTCTCAACATCCATGTTGAAAATCAATCGTTTTGGTGTGAGTTGTCTTCTTGTTGTTACATAATTATTAAATTCTTCAGGTATGATATACCCCATCATCTGAACTTCAAATGTTGTCTTTACTAATCTTTCTTGTGCATCCAATTCACTTGCATCAGTAAAATTCTGAATCGCTGTTCTAAATCTCATCTTACCGGGTTCACCCCAATACGCACCATCCGTATAATTTATTCGTTCAACCAATTTGTTCATTTGGTCAATATAACTTGTCCAAATCGTAAACTCATAATTTAAATTAACATAGTCAGGTATCACTACATTATAAAATTCTTTATTAGGTGAAATTCCAATTGTTCTACTGAATTGGTCATATCTATTACTCTGAGAATACTTTTGTTGGAATGTCATAAAATTATTAGGACGATTTGCATCTAACTTATCTACAGGTATATTTTCATTTCTTTCTATACTTGTTCTTTTAAACACAATCGCCGGAACAATTAATTGTTGTTTTTTGTCCCTCATGAATCCACGTTTTTGGATACTCACCCAACGTTCTGGTGAAGCATACAAAACAGGAACCTTGACAGTTTCTTTATTTTCTTTTACAGTTGGGCGTATAACTTCATTGAAATAGTACATAATTGCACTATCCATATCCAAAATAGAAACTGATAAATTCTTTTGGTCGTCTTTATCTCGTCTAAGTTCTCGAGCTCTATTAAAATCTTCACGTAATGCTACTGAATGTAAATCTCGTCTTGCTCTACGTGATATTGGTTTTTGTCTTGCCATTAAAACGCCCTTGTTCTCTCAATATTAAGTGTATTTATTCTTGATAAGTGTGCAGTACAACTTATAGTCCAATTTTTATTTGTCTGACCACCAATAAGTTGATTCTCATTAGTTCCATTGATTTCAAAATATCCACTATTCCAACTCACTATATCTCCAATGTCTGGTCTGAAATTTACATCAATTAACATATCTCGTTGAAATGCAAATGTTACATCTTGTCTTGTATCAGGACCAAATTCATTAGTCTCCCAATCAAAATCACCTGCATCTACAATACAAAATAACTTAACTCCTGCCTTATATACTTTACCAGTTTCACCTGCCTCTCCATACATATTAGTTTTAGTATCATAAGGGGCAATCCTATATAAAATAACTTCTTGTCCGATAATACTACTACTATCTTTAGTTAAATTACCTACAAGTTCGTCATTAAGGTGTTTCGCTAAATCGGTATCTCGTGTAGGCCAAAATCTACTTGCCATTATACTCGTATCCTTTTAAGTTTGTATCCACTTCATAATTACTAGCCGATATATATCGGTACTGGAACTTTATTTAATTTTGATTGAAGGTGTTCCGAAGCTTCTTGATCGGCCTCTAACAAAGCCCTTTGACTTGTTTGTTCTAACATTTCTCTCAATTGTTCTATCAATTGTTCTTTTTCAGCAGATGCTTCTGCCCGTAAAGTGTCTCCATCTAATGAAACTTCTGAATTAGGAATAGGAATAGTTCCATACTTACTACGAACCATACCTAATAATTCTTTTGATAATGCTAATCCATATTTTCTAATCCATTGTTTACCAACATCATTAATATATTGAAATTCCATATTATCATATGGTGCGTTTGAAATATCTGATATTGTATCATTTGAACCACTATAACGAGTTCGTAATACTTTATCTCTATCATCTACTCTTTCCCATTCCACATATAAACTACCTGTATTATCACTTGTCCAAGTTGGAAATATTTTTAACTTATTATTTCTTAATTCAAATGAATAAGCAGATTTTCTAACTTGATCGTTAAATTCAATTGCCTGAACCCTAAGTAAATCTGCATACACTGGTTGTAACACAAATGTTATTGCTGGTGATGAACCACCGAATCCAAATGCATCCAACATATTGTTTGTTTGTTGACCTGTACCTACATATGGGTCAAAATATCTTGTGATTGCAGGTGAAGCTTCATAAAATACCCTCTTTACCTCTATAGCTCCACCTGTACCTGCTCCACTACCACTAAGGTCTGCTATCAGTTCATTCAAGTTATATTCTTGTACTGACTGAGAAAGAGTAATTTTATTTGTATAGGTTTCTACTTGTCCACCTACACCAGCTTCACTTCCATACGTCTCAGATAAAAATATCTGTTCTCCCATAGTGTTTGAAAGTCTTTTGTGTGTTAAACTATTAGATGAACCTGTAGATTGTCCCCTTAAACTCAACAAATTATCTTTTATATTGAATTGATTTACTTGTGCTGAGTATTCCGTAACCGATTCTTCAAAACACGCATAAAAAGAACCTGAAGTTAATTCTACAGCTGTAATAGGATAACCCAATCTTCTGGCTGCCCAACTTGCAAATTTTTCTGCTGAAGAAGTAAATTCTGTATCAGTATCGTATAATCCCCAAGGCGTATCTCCTGAAGAGAAACTGGAACTACCTGCCCATAGTGCAACTGCCATTTTTTTCTCCTAATATTAAGAATTTTAATTAGATATATCTAAATATAAATATCAAAGCAATAAAAAAGGGTGAGAAAAAATCCCACCCTTTTAAATTTGAGATGAATAAGATCACCTCTATGACAACTATGTTTAAATCAATTAAACGTAGTTTACATCTGCTACGACAACTTCACCATAGAATTCAGGTCGGACCATCTTCTTAGCGTATCTGGTCATGACGCCTTTTCTTGGAGTAAAGTTCTTAGGATCGTAAACAAGAGGTGTCATTATCAACGGTACGTAAGGTGCGTAAACCGCTCCAGTTTCTAGGAAGTTACTTCCGCGGAAACCAACGAGGATTTTGTTCTCTAACATATATGGGTTCTTGTAAACCGTATATCTGTTATTAAGAGCACCTACTCTTTGTACACCCATAGCAAATGATTTCTCAGTTGCTTCACCAGCTGTATCAGCTGCATATCCAGGAATACTCTCAATGATAGTTGCTGTTTCTGGACTTACGACCAAGAAGTTAGCACCACCACGTAGAGTTTTCTGATGAATTGCGTTAGAAACTGCTTGTATCTTGTTTCCAAGTGTTTGGAACCACTCACCTTTAGTGTAAGCGTTTGAGTTAGCTGAGGACTCTGCAAACAACGAAGTTGATGAGTTGTACTCATATCCAACTCTTGCTGACCACTTTTCTTTCTTTGCGTTTGTGTTTGCAAACAACATATCAAGGATTTCAAGGTCGATTTCCATTGAGATGTATTCAGAAAGAAGTGCTGTCAATTCTGCTTCAGCATCGACTGAATGATAAGCGTTCAAGTCTTGAGCTAATTCTGGAGTCCAGACTGCTTTTAACTTACGAGTTTTCGCGATGATCGGAATACTCTTCATTGCAATATCTAATTCAGGAATGTCGATATCTGTTTCAGGGTTTGCATCAATTTGAGTTGTTGTTGCTTCAAAATCACCACGAGTGTAGTTGTTAGCGGCTTCTTTGTGATATTTCACAACGATTCCGCTAGGTACAGTAGCTGCTGATTTTAAACAGATAAAGGAAACGTCTGTACTAGAGGCGCCCCTTGTTGTGTGTGCTGGATAGAACGCATCAATACCAGAACCACTAATTGTGAATGCTCTAAAGCCTTCGGGATCGTGGCTAGCTAAATCGTTTGTTCCATCAACAGTAATCTTAACAAGACCGTTATCTACTTGTGCACCTAAAGCAACAGAAGCAGATAGGTCTGGTTCAAAATCAACATCTTGCCAAACTACAGAAGCAGTTGTAAATGCATTATCTGCAACTGCTGCACCAACAGTTAGTGCGTCAGAGGTTTGGTCGTTGATTGAATACCCAAATTTACCAGCACCATATAGACCGCCAGAAGCGTCTGTATTTGATCCAGAAGTGTTACCGTGAACATCTGTATCAGCTGTGTGTGCTGCAGTTTGAGTAGTACCGTATTTGAAGTCAAGATAGAAGATCAGTCCAGAAGGAAGGTTCATAGGCTGAACAGAAACGAATTCCTGTGCTGCCAATTCACCAAAGATTCTACGAACCAATGGTAATGCTACACCACTCCACTCTTCCGAGCTTGCTGCGGTACCAGTTCTTGAAGCTTCATCAAT